CCCGAAAAAGCTGGCTATTTCACCTAGCGTGCCGGCTACCATAGAGGTGGCTTTGGCATAGGGCCCAATGTAAGGCACCTTGTCAAGCTTCCCAGCAACAGCGGCCACAGTGCTCGCAGGGCCGGAGATCTGGCCGTTCAGCTTGAACTCACTCTGCATCACGGGCATGTTAGTTGGTCCGCTTAGCTGCACATCCTCAGCCCAGGCGTAAACCTGGATATCAACATTGGTGCTCGAAGAACCATTTGCACTCAGAAGTGGAGCGTACTGGACCAAATGAACAGTGCCCATATTGGTGAACTCCGTAAGACGCCCCACATCTAAGTATGGGTAAGGGTACAAAAAGGGCAGTTCCATTTCCACCGTGGAACAGTTCTGGTTCTCGAGCCAAACGTGTGGTTTCTGGGAGGTCGCGGTCAAGCGCATCTCGACACCAGTTGCCTCAGCGGTGTCGAGGCGGTATCCATTGAGCGGGGTGTAAGTAGCCATCAAAGATCCATAATAAAATGGGGAACCATTAATCAGAAACTTGAGCTTGAGCTTACACCGCAGCAAGTGGAAACCAGCCAACTTGTTTTGCATGTTGACGTTCTGGAAGAACAATCGCCATGGGGCAAAATCAGTTTTTGCACCGTTTGCGGTGTTCTCCACCCAAGCGTAACTGAAAATGAGCTGTGGTCGCATAAGATAGTTGCCGACATCCTGCTGTATTTGCATGGCATCAGCAATTTCATCTTTGGAGCTGGGTGCAGCAATGGTCTCAGAAACCGGTTCATTCTTAAACACGACCTGCTGTTGCACGACGTCAGTGGTGCCTTCAGCTGTGGTGCTGGGCACACTCAGCGTGTCATATTGAATATCAGCTTGCGCGACTCCGCTCCATTTCTCGCGACGCTTCTTTCTCCGTTGCTGGCTGCGAACTTTACTGATGGCTTGCGCCACCACCTTAGGGGCCATTTCCCTGTCTGCGGTGGTGGGTGTATCTCGAGTTTTGTTTATGTTCTTGCTGAAACCTGCATCTTCAGGGTCCTGCGCGGTCTCAAACGACAGGCCCATAGGAACAGTGTTTGCGCACGGCCGAGCGCCACCGTGAAAACGATGATTGGGGGAACGCCCCATGACCGTAGATCCCCAAGGGTCCACACTCCAGCGCGCCTGCAGTTCCAATTCAGACACGTGGCAGTAACTACCCTCGGTTCCTGCTTTTTCCGTCAAGACGGGTAAGATCTGACGCGTTTGCAGTTTTGGTGAGGCCCGCACGAACCGAGCCACCATCGCGTTCCAAGACGGAGGTGGGAGCTGGCGCATGCGGAACTCAAGTTCCTTGCTCTTAGGCATTTCTGCAATCAAGTCAAAGATTTGCGCAAAGAACTTAGAACCGTGGAAAAATGCCTCGCTCTGAGCAGAAGCAATAGCAGCCGCCATCTGCTCCTCTTGGCTGGTGCTGTGTGAGGGCACGGTGTAGCACAGCATCTTGTAAATGCTGCGCTTGTCCAAGGCAGCCACTTTCATGCCAGGGAAAGCTTCATGGTCGACAAATTTCCTCTTGAGAAAAGTAACTTCCTCAAGGGGAATATAAGGTCTAGAGGCTGCCCCCTTATCTGCCATGGTGTAAGTGACGCCAATACTACCGAACACAGCCTGAATGGTTGTGTGGTTGTATTGTGGTCTATCAGGGTGCACCTTAAGGTACACATCATCACCCAATGTCATGCAAAACACCTTGCTGAAAAACTCAGTAGCGAGTCGGTGGTACTCTTCAAACGTGTCATCTTCCTTATGGATGGTCACGTAGGCGTACATGTGCAACAACACATTGGCCACACAGTTGAAAAATGTAGTCAACTGCTGACCCGAAGCCTCACCGCCAAGTAGCGTGATCAGCTCCCCAAAGAAGTTAATGGTAGCGTTACAAATGTCGGCTAAAGCAACGCGCAATGCCATGTACTCCTCAGGGGTGTAGTTGCGACTAATGTGCGCCAAGAAAAGGAACACCTTACTCACGGCATTACTGATGAGAATGCTCAGGACGCTCTCAAACGCCTTGAAATCGCCAGCAATCCAGCAATCACCCGGTATGAAGTTAGACGCTTTGTGGAGATCGTCCCACTCCTCGGAATGGGTGTTCAGACCAACCGCCAAACAAAACAGCAACCTCCTGCGGATCATGACGCGGCACATGGCTACAGTGCTCATGCGCATGTTGACAAGAAAAGAAAGCGGACACATGTAAATACACCTGGCCTTGCCGGCTTCCACCTTCTCCTTCGACAACATCTCATTCTTCCAACACGCGTCGTAGATGGCATGAGGCCTGACCCCACGGTACATTCCCTCACGCATCTCATCGATCTCCTTGAGCGTCTCCGCATCAAAAGTGCGGTAACTGTCCCAGATGTCAAACTGCACAGGGTCGCTAAGGTACTGTAACTTGGGTCCTCTCTTTCCATGGCCGGCCGATGTGGCATGCTTCTGGGCGTCCACATTGGGGACACCAGGCATACCATTAACAGCAACACTAACAGGCACCGGATGGATGTCTTCAAGATCGACT